CACCCGACCCAGACCCTACATAACCTCTGTTCGGATTTTCTCGGCACGTTACGTAAAAGAAAACGTGCCAATCCTCGCGGTTGGTTAAATGGGCTTGGTTCGTTGTGGCTCGAGCAGAGTTTTGGATGGAACCCTCTCATGGCTGATATCAGAGATGCTATCAGCGCATATGATCGTTTCACCCAACCCTCTCAGACTGTCAGAATATCGGCAGGATCGCGCAAAACGTACGACTGTGGCCAAGATCCAGATCCTTGGAAAGTTGGCGTGAGTCGGCCGGTTTGCGGTGGTCTCAATTGGCTTAAGAAATTATCCAATCGATCTGAAACTCACGTAGTGCGCTATAAAGGTGCATTACGTGCTCGAGTGGAATGCCCGCGCTGGGGTGATTACTCTCTTTTTGGATTTAATCCTCAAGAGTTCATCCCGGCAGCATGGGAATTACTCCCATGGTCATTCCTCGTGGACTACTTCACCAATATTGGTGACATACTTGACGCTACTATCACTTCCGAAAGGGACGTGACCTATGTCAACAAGTCCATCATAACATACATGACTGACTATCGTGTATGGGAGATGAACGCGAAGGCATCGGCTCTCGGCCTTGGAGCGACGTGGCAAGTGGCAACGAGTACTGGTGGTTCGGTTACCAGCTTACTTAAGCGTAAGGAGGTCACTCGAACTGTTGATGTAGGTCTTTCCATGCCTACCCTCCAGTTCAACTTTGCCTTGAATGACGGTCAACTTGCAAATGTTGCCGCCCTTCTTAGCCAAGCGATCGACTTACATCCGCAAGATAAACCTCGTAAATGGCATAGGTAACAACTTATGACTTTACGGGAGTATCTACTTAGGACTAATCATGTCTTTTGCACTAACGAGCCCAATTACGGGCCAAGCGCAGACGGGCCTTACCTCTCCTACCTATACGCATGTAGCAGATATTGCTCCCGATGTAACTGGGAAGCAAGTAGCTGTGACCGCGCTTGGTGGGACGCAGACTGGCGTGACTGTGCATTCTATGGCTTCTCCCTTTACTCTGACCTTCTTCCGGCCTAAGGTTTTCCGTTTTCTTGGAAAACCCAATCCGACTACAGGTCTCATAAAGGATGTCCCTCGCAATACGTTTAAGTTTATCACCCGTAAGGGTGTTACACCGCTTGCAGGGCAGCCTTACCAAAACCTTCAGATCACTACTACTATTGATCTGCCGGCTGGTGCGGATACTGCCGATCCTGCGAACGTACGTGCTGCGTTGTCGGCTCATTTCGGTGCTGTTGTGCAGCAATCCGCAGGTGTCGGCGATACTGCTGTTAGCGGTATCGTTTAGACGTCTGCTTGTTGCACTGAGTTAGATTTCTAACTCTACACCGCTTGAACCGTTTTGACATGGAGGTCTGAATGCGTGATTACGCTTCTGTACTGCCCATCTGTCTTGATTTCGATCTGTATACATCTGGCTGGAATGGGTTTTGTAAGCCCTATCCGGGAATGACTCCGAAGCAAAAGGCCATGCAGTCTTTGCGCTCTTCTCTGTTGAAGAAATTCGCAGATAAGAAGCTTGAGACTGCAGACTCTAATGCTTTGGCACTTTTCCTAAAAGTTAATGAAAAGTGTCAGTCCTATTCACTGGACACATCCAGGATGACCGAAATTCACGCTATTGCATTAGGAGAAGCGAAGGATTTCCTCTATCGCTTCTTCTATTATGACGATCAGTCACAGGGAAACCTGCGGCCTTTGTCATTGTCTACGATAAGTAGACAGCTTGGTGTGGGTAACGGAGCTAACATTGGAGCATTCTCTACCGACTTTTTAAGTAAGGTAGGGACTTCAACAATGACAGCTACAGACCCGAAACTGTTTATGTTATATAAACAGGCAATTTCTGTCGACCCGCTTTGGTCTAGCGTTGAGTCTACTAGATCGAAGTTTAGAGCCAACGAAATTGTTCGAGGTAGTCGCCTTAGTTTTGTACCTAAGACTACGGAAATTAGCAGAACCATATGTACTGAGCCTCTTTTGAACATGCTTTTCCAAAAGGGTATAGCTGCGATTCTCGAACAGCGTCTTGTGGAGATCTGTGGTATCGATCTCTCAAGACAACCTGATAAGAACCGTCGCTTAGCTCAGCTTGGGTCAGAGAATGGTAAGTTTGGTACTATCGACTTATCATCTGCTTCGGACTCAATGTCTATCAACCTGGTGCGTTCTATGTTTCCTGAGCATGTTTTCGACTTGCTCATGTTATGTAGAAGCCCTGTTGCCACCCTTCCAGGTGGGGTTGATGTACAGTTACATATGGTGTCTTCAATGGGTAACGCTTTTACTTTCCCGTTGCAGACGATCTTCTTTTCTGCTATAGTCTACGGTGTCTATCGAGCGCTTGGTATTCCTATCAATCGCCCTTTTAGACATTCACTCGGCAACTTTGCCGTTTTTGGCGATGATATCATTGTCGTTTCCGAGGCTTATGGCCTCGTTTGCGATATGCTATCATTAAGTGGCTTTAGTGTTAACGTAGATAAGTCCTTTAATACGGGACCTTTCCGTGAGTCCTGTGGCGAAGATTATTACCTTGGCCACAACGTTCGAGGTGTTTATATAAAGACACTCAGAACGTCTCAGGACTGCTACTCTGCGATCAACAGGCTTAATCGTTGGAGTGCTAAGTGGGATGTTCCTTTACCTGGGCTCATTTCTACTCTACTTAAGGGCAACCGGCTTTTACCGGTCCCTTTCGATGAGCAGGATGATTCTGGGATTAAGGTTCCGCTTAGCATGCTGAAGCAAATTCGAGTCAACAAGTATACTGGCGGCGTGAAATACCGCTATTTGTATAAGTTGCCCGTTTCCTATTCAGTTACCGACGTAGAGCTTAAGCCTCCGAAGCTCCGCGGATGGGTTAACAACCCAGACGCGGTATTCCTGGCTGCGCTAGCAGGTAGCCTTAGGGCGGGACGCGTTACAATTCGTTCTTCTGAACGTAGCGCGCCTCGTTTAAGGACCC